AAAGAAAATTCTAAGATTGGTGCTTCAAAAGGTGGACTTATGAAGGAAAATAATAAATTAAGGGCAAAATTAGATGCTAAAGACAGAGTAATTGAGGAATATGAAAAAGCACTACGCGATTTAGAAGAAAAAAATCAAAATCAATTAAATACAATCAAAGAATTAACTAAAAAAATTGATCATAAATCTATTGAATATAAAAATAATGGACTACCAAAGCAATCAAAAAAGGCTTTTAAGAAAGGAAACAAGTAATATGAAAGAAAAAAAGAGAATTTGTTTTTATTTAGATCTAAAGAGAAAAAATCAATCCAAAAGATTGATGGTAATAAAAGAATGGTACATAGGCAGAGAAGTTACGTTCGCAAAAATATTATTTGAAATTTAGTACTATTAGATATTTAAAAATTCCACGTTTTTTCAAAAATACTCTCCTATATTATAAAAAATAAATCACAGCAAGTTTTAGAGTAAATTTAGTGATATCGTACTCGTGTGGAATTGTTAGCTGTGATTTTTATTTATTTAAAAAGGAAAAATAAGAATAATGGATAAAGAAAAAATAATAGAAATATTAGAAGATTATGAGTTTTTTGTTGATGATGATTTTGGCTGTTTTTTTCTTTATAGTAAGGAGTAATTATGAATACATTATATGAGCAAGATAAATTAATTAATAAAGATCATGTAGCTACTCCTAGATGGGTGGTAGAGGATATATATAATTTGATAAATATAAAACAATTTAAAAATATTTGGTTTCCATTTAATAACTACGATTCACAGTTTAAATTGAAAGCCGAAGAACTTAATTTAAAGTACAAGGCAACACATATTTTTGATGATTTAGGAAATGATTTTTTCAAGACGGAGCCACCAATTGATTGCGATTTGCTAATCAGTAACCCACCGTTTAGTCAACAAAATGAAATTATTAAAAGAACATTTGAATTAGTAGAACAAAAGAAAATTAAATCTTTTTGCTTATTATTACCATTATCGACTTTAGAAACTCCAGCTAGAGCTGAAATGTGGGAAAAATATATTGATAAATTATCAATATTAATATTTAAGAAAAGAATTAAATTTTTAGGGTGCACTACTGGATTTAATAAAGGATGTTGTTGGGTTTGTTATAACATTGAAGCATTAAATAAAAAAATAATATGGATATAAAAAGGAGAAATAAGAATATGAATAAAGATTTAATTGAATTTTATGAAGAAGAAAAAAATAGAATACAAAAAGAAATTGATGATCTGTGGGAAGTAGGTAAAAAAAGCCCTAAAATAGTAAATAGGTTGGTTGAAATAGAATATATACTTGATGGCTTAGAAGCTGATAAAAAAATAAGACAATTAAATGAAGAAAATAAAGCTTTAAGAAAGAGACTGATGCAAGAGGGAATAGAGGTGTCAGAATGAGTAGAATTTGTGGATATCGTTGTGAACATAATAAAAGTGGTATTTGTCAAATATCAGTATGTGATAAAAAATCGAATATGCAAGCAAGTTATGAAACAAGTATAACTAATCCTGAAAAACAATTAGAATTTTACAAGCAATTATCAGAACAATTACAACAAGAAAATAAACAACTAAAAGATAATTGGAATAAGTTAAAAAAATGGTTAGAAAAAGAATTAGGTGATAGAATAAATCCTAATAAAGATAAATGGTTAACAGGGGTATATGATGCATATAGGGAAACAATAGATAAAATGCAAGAACTAGAACAAGGAAGTGATAAAGATGGAAGTGATAAAGATATATAAAGAATTAGAAGTAATTCATGAATTAGAAGGTATAGCATCAATACTTGGCATAGCCATAGATTATGTTATTGATGAAGAAAATAATAGAGAATATTTGGTATGTGATGATACTAAAATATGTACAAATGGTACAAGCATAAGAGGTATTAGAGAAGAATTTTTTGGATATGTATTTCTAAAAGAGTGGAAACATAGATATTTAGGAGCTTTTGATAAGCAAACAAGAAATTATATAAAGCAATATTGGTATGACAAAGATTTTAAACAACCATATCTAAAAGGAGCTGATAAATAATGAGTAGAGTACATTTAGGAATGATAAGACCTATAAAACAATTTGTAAAGTATTATACAAAATTATTAAATCTTATTGATGAGATAGAAATGTATCCACCTAATGATGAATTACAAAAAGATTTATATATTGCAAGATTAAAAACAACATTTAATGATACTTTAATACAATTTAATAATATAAAAAACACACAAATAGAATTATTAAAACGAGGAAGTGAAAGTAATGTTGAAGATTAAAGATAATTTATTTAACAAAAAACAAATAAGAAGCATTCAAGAAAGATATTTTGCAAATAAAAACTGTGATGGATTATATATAGAATATATCAATGACTCATTTGACATAGTATATGGAGCAACTATAGAAGATATTATTGATTTAGAAAAAGTAGAGGAGTGATAAATAATGAAAAAAGGATTTGCATTGGGTGAATTATTAGTTTTCATTGTATTTGTAGGAGCGATTGTGTTTTGTGGAATATTATATCTAAATGCATTAGATGAAATGGATATAACACCGATTACCGATAATACACAAATTCAACACTCAGGACAATGCTTAGAATATACAACAAAATATAAATTAGATTGTGGATTGTTTGTAAGTGATAGTGGCTTTTGTAAAGAAAGAAAATATGAAGAATGCGTTAGATGGGAAGATGAAATAAACAATTTAAAGAAAGAAAAATAACCATATTCCTGAAGTCAGGAAAAAGGTGGAGGTGGAATAGATGACTAATGAAGAATTAGATGATTATATGAAAACGGTTAAGCCTAATTTTGACTCACATATTGAAAAAGGAACAATTGAAATGAGTAATGAATATTACAATTTACTAGAAGAAAAAATGGCAAGACTTATTAATCAAAACCAAGAATTAAAAGAAAGATTAGAAAGAATTAATAATTATTTAGATAAGCATTACACAGTGGAAAATCAATATTGGTTTGACCATATACGAGATATTGTAAAAGATAGGTAGGTTGAATAAATGAAAGATAGAGAAGAATATATAAGTATATTAGAACAAGATAATGCAGAATTAAAGAAAAAAGTTGAAGAAATAAATAAAATGATAGAAAAATGTGGGTTTGTAAATATAGAACAAGTTATGCTTAATTATTGTGGCTTGTTAAGTCAACAAAAAGAATTTATAAAGTATTTAGAAGATGAAATACATAGTTGCGAAGCAGTTTCTGATTTACTGTTCAATTCCAACAAAGAAATGAAAGTATATAAAGAAATTTTACAAAAATATAAAGAAATAGTGAACGAAACTGAACAGAACTGAACAGAACTGAACGGGAGATGATAAATAATGGAAGAAAATAAAGTATCTTGTAATTATAAAGAAATGTATAAACAAAAAGAAGAAGAAAATAAATATTTACAGATGAAATTAGAAGAAGAAGGCAAATGTTTAAAAAACAGAATTTATAATTTAGAAGCTGATTTAAAAAAATATGAAAAAGAAAATAAGTGGTTAAAAGACATTATAAACAGTATCCTACACATTTAGGAGAGTGATAAGTAATGGAATTACACAAATTTGAACAAATGGCTTATAAGGTGGGTGAGTAAAATGAATAAATATCATATAAAAGTTTATCTTTCTAATAATATTAATTTTGAAACTAATATAGAAAGTTCACTTGATTTAAATGAATTTACAGATGAAACAAGCAAAAAATTTGATGCAAAAGATAATATCTTTATACAGTTTATAGGCAATGATATTAAATACTGTATTAATAGAAATAATGTGTTGTTTTATACAATTGAAAAGATTGATGAGTAAAGATGATAAAGATGCGACTAATTGTATGTATTGTAATGCTAAAACAATGACAATAACTGATGATAATGGAAAGTGCGTATATGAATTATGTGGAAGATTTAAAACAAGGAAAATAGACATTAGGTTAGGTGAGTAAATGAAAAAAATAATATTATTGTTAATACCAGTATTACTGTTAACAGGCTGTGAATTAGTAAATGAAAAAAGAGATAGAGATGAAGCAATAACAGAATGTAAAAATGCAGGAGAGACACCTTATGTTAGAAATTATAGTGATTCTAGATATAGACCTATTGTGAATTGCATATTTGATAAAGAAGAAAAAGAATAGGGAGGAATTATGTATAAACAATTAAAGAAACAATTATCTGATAAAAGAGTATTAGAGGATTTAATTAGAGGCTATGAAGATCGTATCAAATTTAAAATACAGAAACAACTTGGATTACACGCTACAAGCTATGCTGAATTAAAAATAGAGTGTCCAGTAGTTGATGATAGATTTGCAAGAGTATTTAGCCAAATAGAAAATCTTGATAGAGAATTACAAGCCCTTAAAGGTGAATTAGAAATCATAAATAAATTATTAGAAAATGCTGATGATAAAATGAAGCAGCTTAGTGAAAGAGATATGAAAATTTTTAGATGTCGTTTCTTTCTTGGATTAACAGTTGCACAGACTGCAGAAAGATTAAATTATGATCAAGGATATATAAAAGAAAGAACAAGAAAGATGCTAAAAAACTAAAAACACACTTTTAACACACCCCCTAGGGTATATAATGTGTACAATGGAATAATTATAAGTTATTTCATATAACCCTTTTTACATAGTGCTACTCTTATGGGTAGCATATTGAGTAAATATATAAATAACCACGTCGAGTTAAAGGTTGATGGACGCACTTGACCTAACGCAACGAATTAAACTAAGCGTAACGTTTAATTTAGAAACCTTTATATTTACTTGATATGGTGCTTATAAAGCATTAGCAAACACTATCTCTAGTAGGTAGTGATACTGATGATATATCTATACCACGAGGGTGAGGACTTCGGTTAGGTGTGGTAGGAGTATAGTGAACTAACCCGTTATACTTATATATTATTAGTATCAGTATCTATTAAGAATAAGTCATCTATTATGATGGCTTTTTTAATGTGTTAATAAAATATAGTTAGAGGGTGATAGAATGAATAATCTGTCATATAGAGTGTATAGCTCATTTATGGGGTGGAAATTAATTGGTATTAAACAAGAAATACCACAAGTAATAAGTTTAATAGAAACTAAAATTAAAGAAGAAGCGAATGCTCAATATTTAATAATAGAGCATGACAGAATATTAAATGCTGACATACCATTTAAAACAATTTACGGCATAGAAGATTTATTGATATTTAAAGAAGAATACAAAGAAGAAAATAATATAGAACAAAGAATAAAGAGGAAATAAAATGAATTCAAAAAATTGTATGAAAGGGCTATGCAAAATATGTCCTGAGTTTAGTACTTGCACTGGGCAAGAAAAAACTAAATCTAAATACAAAAATCAAAAAGTAGTAGTAAATGAAATAAAATTTGATTCTAAAAAAGAAGCAAAGAGATATCAAGAATTACTATTAATGAAAAAAGCAGGAATAATAACTGATTTAAAGAGGCAAGTACCATTTACTTTGGTACCTGTTTTCAGTTTAAATAAAAACAGATATAGACCATTAATCTATATAGCTGATTTTGTATACAAAGAGAATGGCAAAGAAATAGTAGAAGACACGAAGGGGTATCGTACAGAAGTCTATAGGATTAAGAAAAAACTAATGGCTTATATATATCAAATAGAAATTAGAGAGGTGTAAGTATGAAAGTAATGATTAGTCAGCCTATGAGAGGTAAGACAAATGAACAAATAAGAGAAGAAAGAAAAGAATTAATTAAAAAATTAGAATCAGAAGGACATGAAGTAATAGATACAATAATAGATGAAGAACCACCCAAAAATATAGATGAAGCAATTTATTATTTATCTAAATCAATAGAATTTATAGCAAATGCAGATGCAATAGTATTTATGCCTGGATGGGAAGAAGCAAGAGGTTGCAAGATAGAATATTGTGTTGCAAAAGAATATGGAAAGTTTGTTAAAGAATTATGATTGGTCTAAATGAAGTAGCATTGATAATAATTATTGCAAGTCCATTTATTTATCTAATGACAAATAGAACTATTAGATGTGAAAGAAAGCCTAATAGAGCTGAAAGGAGAAGAAAATGAGTGACAGTGTAATAATTACTTTTATTATTTGTGTAACATTTTTTCTAACAATTACAGTGTTAGGAATTATAGGAAAACAGAAATAGCGTGGGATGATGTAATGGTAGCATATTTAGTTTCAGTAGCTAATAGAAAAGGTTCGATTCCTTTTCCCACAACCATTTAAAAAGGAGGATTATTTATGATAGAAGTAGAAGTATTAATAAATAATTTTAAAGACAAGGAAAATAAAAATAAAAAGATTGAGATTATTAGAAATAAGCAAGGAATATTACTTAATGAAGGAGAATTACTTCAAAAAGGCGATAGATACAAAATTACTAAAGAAAGATATAATGAATTATCAAAATTAGGAATAGTAGTCAAAGCTCAAAAAGAAAAAGATAAGGAAGATTAGTTTATGGCTATAAGTAAAGCTGAGGATTGGCTAACTGAAGAAAACCTAGCTTTACTAGAAGGTTGGGCTAGAGATGGATTAAGTGATATACAAATAGCTCAAAATATAGGAATAAGTGATAGAACACTTTATCGTTGGAAGAAGGAATATGGTCAGATATGTCAGTCTTTAAAAAAAGGAAAAGAAGTAGCAGATTATCAAGTAGAGAATGCACTATTTAAGAGAGCACTCGGATATACAATTGAAATAAAGGAGCAAAAGATTGATAAAGATGGTTGCGTTCATGATTTAGTAAAAGATGTTCATATCCCACCAGATACAGGAGCAATAGCATTTTGGTTAAAGAATAGAAAACCTGATAAGTGGCGTGAAAAACAAGATAAACCACAAACCAATAATGATGAAGAAGGAGTAATAATTATTGATGATCTCCCAAAACAATAAAACAATAATTAAATTAAGTGATATTATTATTCCAAAATACTATGCTAATTTTAATGATATTAGTCATACACATCAAATTTATACAAGTGGTCGTGCTGGTACCAAATCAAGTAGAGGTGCTTTAAGAGCAGTAAAAAGAATAATAACTTCGAAACCTGGTTCAGTTGTTATTATGCGTAAGTTTCATAATAAACTAAAAAAGACAGTGTTTGCTGAATGCAAGAGAGCAATTAGTAGATTACATATTCCTAAAAATAAATTTAAGATAACAGTTAGTCCAATGCAAATAACATATCTTCCAACCGGAAATACCATTTATTTTACTGGTAATGATTCAATAGATGACACAAAAGGTATGATCGACGAAGACAGACCTATTGTATTAGTTGAACTTGATGAGTTAACAGAATTTTTTGATAAAGGCGACGGAGAAGATGAACTTCAAAACATAGAAGCTACATTTATTCGTGGAAATGATGAAGAGTTCGTTATGGAATATTATTTCAATCCACCTAAAAATCCTAAAGCACCTATAATGGAATGGTTAAATAAAATGGTCTTAAGAGAAGACTGTATTCACATTCATGTTGATTATAGAGATGTTCCAGAGAGCTGGTTAGGTAAAAAGCTAATTGCTTCGGCTAAGATATTAGAACAATTAGATGAGAAGATGTATAAGTGGTTATGGTTAGGATTATGCATAGGAATTGATGAATTAATCTACTATATGTTTAATGAAGATATTCATATAAAAGAATGCACTAAAGAAGATTATAAAAACATGAAAGAGATTAGCATAGGTGTCGACTATGGACAAATGAACGCAACTACTTATGAAGCTTTTGGAATCGATTACAAAGATATATGTGTTCGTGGTATAGATGAATACTATTATTCTGGTCGTGACACTGGAAAACAAAAAAGCCCTAGCGATTATGCTCAAGATTTTAAAGACTTTAAAGACAACTTAGAAAAAGAAACAGGATTAAAAGTAACATATGTCTTTATAGATCCATCAGCTAAAGGATTACAGGAAGAAATAAAAAGAGTTTGTCCCGATGTAATAGTTAAAGATGCCAAAAATGATGTGGCTTTAGGAATATCAAGAGTTCAGAAAATATTATCATTTAGGAGATTGTTTATTTCTCCTAAGCAGAAGCACTTAAAAGAAGAAATGTATATGTATGGATATGATGCAGATTTATTAGATAAAGGAAAAGAAGTTCCTATAAAGCAAAATGATCACTGTGAAGATGCAACAAGGTACTTGATAATGGGAATTTGGAAATTTATTAAATCTTTACTTCCTATGATTGGAGATGATGAAGAATGATTACTGGTATTATAGACAAAATAAAAGGATGGTGGCATAAAATGTTTGATTATAATAAAATAGTTAGTGATTTTGGTTTAGATATGCAGACAAGTAAAAATATATTAGATGCTATTCAGGAGTGGAACAAAATATATAATAAATGTGAACCTTGGTTAGATGAAAATACAAAGTCACTTCATGTAGCTAGAACGATGTGCGAAAAAGTTGCTAAAGCAGTAACGGTTGAATATAAAAGTACCTGCAGTGAACCTTATATTGATAATATCTATCAAAGATTATTAAAGAAGAAAAGAAAATACACAGAATCAATGCTTGGAAAATCATTGATTTTTTTTAGACCTTATTTTGATGGAAAAAATATCAAAGTAAATGTTATTCAAGCTGATAAATTTATTCCTGTAAGCTTTGATGACGACGATAATTTAATTGGATATATATTGATAGATCAGATAACAAAAGGACAAGAAGTATATACAAGATTAGAATATAATGAATTAAAAGGTACAACACTTATAATTAAAAACATTTGCTATGAAGGAAGACTTGATGGTGTAGTGCTATCTAAAAAAATACCACTAGAAAATGTTCCAAAATGGAAAGATATAAAAGAAGAACAAGGCATTGAGGGCGTTGATAGAATTCTTGGTGGTTTTGCTACGATGCCTACAACAAACGATTTAGACAACTCTAGTCCAATAGGACAACCAATCTATCATAACGCAATAGGAATATTAAAAGAAATAGATATTCAGTATTCAAGAATTCTTCATGAATATGAGGGAACTGAACTTGCTGTAGATATTGATGAAAGTATTTTGCCTCGAGATAGTAAAGGAAAAACTAAACTTCCTAGAGGAAAAGAAAGATATTTCAGAAAATGGAATTTAGACGAAACAAAAGTTAAATCATTAGATATATTTAGTCCTGAGATAAGAGATAATCCATTATTTAATGGTTTAAACGAATACTTAATTCAAGCAGAAAATGCTTGCCATTTATCGCATGGAACTTTAGCAAAACCTGAGGCAATAGAAAAAACGGCAACAGAAATGAAACAATCTAAACAAGATTATTATGTAACTGTTTCTGATATACAAGCAGTATTACAAAATGCTTTTGATGATTTAATTTATGGTATCTATGTATTATGCAGATTATATGGAATTCCAGTCAAAACAGATTATACAGTAGAATATGATTGGGACGATAGCATATTGGTTGATAAGGATAGTTCTAGAAATCAAGCACTTGTTGAAAGAAATGCCGATATTACCAGTGATGTTCAATATATTATGGAAACTCGTAATATGAAAGAAAAAGATGCAATAGAATTTGTTAAAAAACAAGTTGAATATCGTAAAATAACTCAAGAAAAAGAAGATAACCCACCTGAGGCTGAATAATGACCAAGTTAGAGTTTGAAAAACTTCTTATACCATTAATTGAACTCATGAATAATATAGAGATGGATTTAATTTATAATATATTATCAAGAATTGATAACTATACGAGTATTAAAGGTTCCTTGGAATGGTATATCGATAAATTAGCTGAATTAAAGTTATTAGACAAAGATAATTTAAAAGCATTCAAAAAGAATAAACAGGAATTAAAAAAAATAATTGAAGAATTAGCCAATAATTGTGGAAATCATATTGATAATTTAGATAAATTGAATGAATATTATGAAAAAGGTTTATTAAATAAAAATCCTCTTTCATTATATGAAAGTCAAGCAATAAAATCTTTAATTGATGAAGCAATAAAGGATACATCAGATATTATGAATCTAATTCAAACCAAAGCTATAGAAGGTTCAAATAAAGCATATAAAGATATACTAAATAAAGCTTATATTGAAACTGCTGGTGGTACTTATACTTATACAGAATCTATCAAAAGGGCATTAGATGAATTTGCAGAAAAAGGTATTAAAGCAGCCTATTATAAAAATGGTACAAGCTTATCGATAGAATCGGTTGTAAGAAGAGATGTTATTACTAGAATGAATAAGCTAGTAGGAGATTGTGAATTAGAACACGCAAAAGAACTTGATACAAATTTAGTTTATGTAGATCAACATTTAGGAGCGAGAATTAGAACTCCATATATGAAAAATGATTACGAAGCACATTGCGAATGGCAAGGAAAAAAGTATATGATAGACGGTTCTAATGATAAATATGATAATTTATATGAAAAGACAGGTTATGGTGAAATGTTAGGACTGAAAGGTATAAATTGTTATCATAATATGCGACCTACTTGGGAATGGGAAGAAATACCAAAACAAATTGATTTAAAAGAGAATGCTAGAGTAAGAGAGATACTTGATAAAAGAAACTATTATGCTAGAAAAATAAGAACTTTAAAACATAAGAGGCTCAATTCTAAAATACTTGGTGATAAAGAAGAATATAAGAAGATAAATAATGAGTATGTTTATACAAATAAACAATATAATAAATTCTTAGAAGAAAATAATCTAGTTAGAGACTATAATAGAGAATATGTTAATAATGATTGGATTTCAAATTTAACAGAAGATGAAAAGTACTCATTAAATTCATACATAAGCTCAGATTCATACATTATAAATGATGCATTAAGAAATAATTATCCACTTGATGATAGATTAAATAATGTTGTTAAAAATTTAGATAGTGTGTTAGATAAAATACCCAATAGTAAGGGAACATTTAATCGTTCTTTATTTTTTGATAATGAGGATAATTATAATGAATTTATTAAATCTTTATCTAGTCTTAGTGGAAAGATTAAATTCAAGTCTTTTATTTCTATGTCTAAGGATATTTATGATGAAAAGGATAATATTAGACTTATAATGAAGTGTAAAACTGCTAAGGATATAAGTATGATAAATAAAAATGAACAAGAGTTATTACTTAAAAGAAATACAAGTTTTAAAATATTGAAAAAATATTATGTGAATGGTAAACTATTCGTAGATATGGAGGAATTATAATGGAATTTAATGGTATTCCAAAAGGAAAAGAAAAAAATAGATTATATGAACCTGTTGTTATGGAAATGGGCGAACCTCTTACAGGAATATTAAAAAAACTTGTAGAAGAAGCAGAAGAACAATTTGCAAAAGGTGAAATAAATTCAATAGATTATGAAGAATTGAGAAAAAAAGCAAAAAAAATAGAAGATAGCACTCAGAAATAGAGTGCTTTTATTATGCCTTAATAGTTATAGTAGGTGCAATTCCTACAAAGGCACCGAGTCGATAGAAATATCGGCTTTTTTGGTCTACCTATAAAGACTTGAAAAAATTAGGTATATCTAAAAATCTGGGAGGACTAAACCTCTGTAAAAAAGTGGAAGGAGAATAATAGATGAAAGATTATTTAGAAAGTTTAGAAATTGGTGAAGGAAAAGTAAAATTAAGTAGCGAAGAAATTAAAGCTATCTTAGCTGAACATGGTAAAACAGTTACTACTGAAACGGACAAAGTAAAACAATCTTTGAATGAGACAATAAGTAATTACCAAAACCAATTGAAAACTGCTAATGATACTATTCAATCATATAAAGATATGGATATTGATAGTATCAAAAAATCAGCCGATGATTGGAAAACAAAATATGAAAAAATGGAAGCTAATCAAAAAGCTGAAAAAGAAAAGAGTATTAGAAATGAAAGGACTAATGCTTTTTTTAATGACATTAAATTTGCAAGTGAAAGTGCTAAAGCAGGAGTAATTGCTCAATTTAATGCAAAAGACTTTAAGTATGATGAAGAATCTAATAAATTTTTAGGAGCTTCTGAATGGCTTAATGAATTAAAAGAAAAGGATAGTGGGGCTTTTCTTAGTGATGTTGCAAATCCCAAATTTACGGCATCTCCAACAGCTCCAAAAAATAATGTAGGTTCTATGGACGAAGTTATGAAAATCATGGGACTTAGTGAAGAAAAGAAATAAAGAAAGAAGGAATTAAACATGAATAATATTGAAATTAGTACAATCTATTTACCTTTACTTGATAAGGTTTACAAACAAGCTTCTAAAACTTCAATTCTAGAAGGTGATGAAGCTACAATGAAACGTGGCGACAACGGAGAAATTAAAGTCGCAAAATTAGATATGGATGCTCTAGGAGACTTTTCTAGAAACGATGGTTATACTAAAGGTTCAACTACTTTTAGATGGGAAACTATCAAATATGATAAAGAGCGTTCTCAGGACTTACGCATTGACAGATTAGACAATGCAGAAGCATTAAAACTTCCTTTTGCAAAATTATCTAGCGAATTTATTAGAACAAAAGTTGTACCTGAAACTGATGCCGCTCGTATTGCTAAAATTGCTGGTACTGAAGGAATCAGTACAAAAGCTGAGACTTTATCAGATGGTGCTGCAGTTATTAGTGCATTACGTGCTTGTTCTAATAAGATGGACGAAGATGAAGTAGATCCAGAAAACAGAATTTTATTTATCACACCAACACTAAGGGGAACAATTTCAGATTTAGACACAACTAAATCAAAAGAAGTTTTAAGTAAGTTTTCTAATATTATTGAAGTACCACAATCAAGAATGTATACAAAAATTGAGTTAAAAACAGGTAAAACTGAATATGGTTATGCCAAAGCAAAAGATGTATATGAAAAAACAGAAGATACCACAAAACAAACAGGAAAAACTTACTATACTAAATCAGGAAATACATATACAAAATTTACTGGTGATTCTTTAGCTTCAGGAACTGATTATTATGAATTAGTAAGTGAAGCAGGTAAGGAAATCAATTTCTTATGTGTAGAAAAGAGTGCTGCAGTAGTTCATATGGAACAGTTTATTAAATACTTTACACCAGATGAAGATCAAGATGGTGATGACAATGTATTTAAATATCGTAATAACAATTTATATGGCCATGTTTATGAAAATAAATTAGCCGGTGTTTATTGTTCTTATAAAGCATAATAGGAGGAAAAATGAGTACATTTATTGGAATGGGAGCAAACAAAATCATTAATAAAAGTGTTGCAAATGTTTCTAAAATTGAATTAGAAAATAAAGAATTAAATTCAAAAGTTGCTGAATTAACTGTAGAAAATGTTAAATTAAACGAAGAAAAAGACAATCTTCAAGAAATTATTGATAATTTAAACAAAAAAGTTGCTGAATTAACTGAAAAAGTTATTGAGGCACCTGAGAAAGCAGATAAAAAAGCAAAAAAAGAAGCTGAACAATCAGCAGAATAGGAGATGATAGGTATGCTAACTAAATTAGTAGATTATGAATATTATTCTAAGAATTATGGAGGTTCTAGCATACCTGAATCTTCATTTCAAAAAAGTGTGATTGAAGCAAGTAGTAAAATAAACCAATATACTTCAAATAGAATTAATGAGACAATTCTAGATGATAATATAAGAAATACTGCCTGTGAAATTGCAGAACTTATATATTCACAAAGCATTTTAAAAGAAAAAATAATCAGTGATGATAAATCTAAGGCTAGTGAAACAGTTGGACCTCATTCAGTTACTTATGTTAATAATAAAACTTTTCAAGAAAAAGAAATTTTGACTCCTGAAGAACTCGAATATAATTGCTACAAAATCTGTTATAGATATTTAGTTAATACTGGTTTGATGTATAGAGGTGTTTTCAATGTTTGAAGATACTGTTACTGTTTTTAATGTTATTAAAGAAAAAGATAAGGTTACTTATCATAGGCAATTTGTTAATAATGTTTTTTATCATAAAGAGAAAATAATTTCTCAAGAAGGTAAGGGAGATAAATATACAAATGCCTATGATGTAATATTTTCTAACATAGCATTAGAAAAGTGGAAATCTAAACAAGATTTTGATAATTCTGATGATACCTATACTTTAAGAGAAAACGATATTATTGTTCTAAATGAATATAAAGAAATAAGTGATTTGAAAGAATTACAACAATCCTCAGTAGACTGGTTTATGATTAAAACAGTATCTGAAAACCTTTATGGAGATTTAGTACTTCATAATATCGAGGTAACTAATTGAAAATTAAAGCTAATCTTATTTTACCTGATACTGGTGAATTAATGAAATCAGTAGGACTAAATGAAGGTGGCAAAGTACAAAAATATATTGATGGTTTTATTTTTGATCATTCAGAACCATATTTACCTGGTTATCATTTATATCGTGATAGTAAAAATGCTAATAAGCCAGGCAATGGTGAAGTTATTTGGAATACACCTGATGCTAATTATCTTTATGAAGGCAAGCTGATGGTAGATCCAATAACATTAAAAGGAGCTTTTTTTAATCCAAATTATGGCTTTTGGAGTAGACCAAACACTCAAAAAATTATGGATCCACAAGGTAGAAATTTAACTTATCACGGTGGTGGACAAAGAGGTAGTCATTGGTTTGATAGAATGATTGATAATGAAATGTACAAGCTTCTAGAAGGAATTCAAACCATTGTTAACGGAGGTAAAAATGAGTAAACCAATCATAGAGTGCATTAAAGAATATATGAAAGATTGTCCATATTTGAGTGAATTATCTAAAATAAATGTAGATTACTTAAATATGGGAGATAACGACTTTGAGTATTGGTCGTTAGAGAAGGTGGAAGCACCAACAATTTTGAAAAAGAATGTATTAGGAACAAAAACAGAACGCCAATGCCAATTTATAATTGCTAGTCGTTCTTTTTTTAATCCATTAATAGATACTCAAAATATTGAAAATTTAGACTTATTTGAAAAAATCGAGGAATGGTTTTACAAAAATACTAAAAAGAAAGTATTACCTAAATTAAATGATGGAGAAACTGCTATTTCAATAGAGGCAACCACTCCAGGTTATTTATATGGAACAAATAAAGAAAATACAATCGCTAGATATCAAATGAGTTGCAAATTGCTATATAAAAAAAAGGAGGAAGATAGTATATGGCATTAAGTTTATTAAATGGAACAGGAAAATTTAATCGTGAAGATCATGTTACAATGTTCAATTCAAATATTACTTCATGTGATGAGAATGGAATCGTTTATGGAGAAAGTCCTGTTTGGGTACCATTTGGTGAAGATAATGATGAAATAACTCGTGAATTAAACAACGAAATTGATGCAAAAAAGAATGTATTAGGTAAAACTAATATTGATCATT